ATAGAGCCTCATTCATTTCGTGTAACTAAAGAAGAGGCATTAGATTTACCACCAAAGATATATACAACGAGACAAGTTGATTTAACAATGGAACAAGAAAGACATTATCATAGCATTAAAAAAACTTCGGTGGCTTTTCTGGAAAGTGGAGAAATGGTCAGTGCTCCAGAAGTCATGACACAATTACTTCGTTTGCAACAACTATTGTGTGGTTATCTAGTGACAGATGATGGTGAAACAAAATTAATTGAAAACAATAGAATGAATGTATTGATGGAAGTTATTGAAGAAATGGAAGGCAAAATAATTATATGGTCTAGGTTTCGTCATGACATAATATCTATAACAGAAAGATTAAAAACGACTTACGGCTCAAACACTGTAGTAAATTACTATGGGGATACATCAGTTGAAGATAGACAAGATGCGATAAAAAAATTTCAAGACAAAGAAAGTGACGTAAGGTTTTTTATAAGTAATCCTCAAACTGGTGGTATGGGTATTACATTACATGCAGCGACAAATGTAATTTATTATTCAAACGATTTTAATTTAGAGTCAAGAAAACAATCCGAGGATCGTGCTCATAGAGTAGGGCAACATCACCCAGTATTGTATGTTGATTTGATGTGTCCAAACACAGTTGATGTTCATATCGTCAAAACATTATTATCAAAAAACAAACTAGCAAATATAACTTTAGGAGAAAGGGTTTTAGAATGGTTAAAAATATGAGACTTGAGAAATTAATAGGCATGGCAGGAGAATACTGCACGGCACTACAACTATGTATGCTTGGTGTTGATTGTGGTTTAGTCAAGCAAGATGGCACAGATATTGTGGCAACAAAAAGTGTAGATGGATCATTGCTTGTACCACAAAGAATAGAAGTTAAGACGGCAACTTATATGAATAAAGATTTATATAATTTTCAAGTTGTTCAAGGTGGGGATAAACGACCATACACAAAAGCAGAGTGTGATATCATTGCTCTATGTGCAATAAAAGAAAGGTCAGTTATATTTTTTAATGTTGAAAAATTCCAAGATAAAAAAACTAAAAAAATACATATCAATGATTTTAGAAGAGAAGAACATATAAAAATGTCTTGGGAGCAATCGTTGTATGAAAGCCAAAAACATACAAGAATTGCCTTAACAAATGAAAAAAAGAAAACTTGAGATTTTATTTGACAATATGGTTATTGTTGTGATAGGGATTATAGTGACACTCAAGTAAATTGTGTGTTGTTATGATGAGTGATTGAGGTAGTTCTTCCTAGGTTTTTTGTTTTGATTTCCCTAGGTTTCTCCGTTCTACCTCTTTCATCAAATTAACGAAAGGAAAATTAATGGATCCGAATAAATGGAAATCAGTAGCAGTGCCAATTAACATTTGGTCAATGCTAAAAGAAATAGCCGACAGAAACGATAGGTCTGTTGGTGGTACGATTTCATATCTCACTAAAAGAGAGCATGAAAAAACCGTTGACAAGGAACAACAGATTAGAGTAGTTTCTAGTTAACAAACTTTAACGCTGAAGAGCATAAACTTTAACGAAGAAGGAGAGAAAGATGAGTGATGTGTTTTCACTTTTTGAAACTGAGGCTGCTGACCCTCAAGCTTTTGCTAAAGTCGGTGAAGAAAAGACTAAAAACTTATCATCATTAATTAGGCAATCAATTGATTTAGACAAACAAATTAAAGATGCCGAACAACATCTCAAAGACCTTCAACACAGAAAGAGAAATGTAGACGAGGAAGATATACCTTCCTTGATGCAAGAACTTGGTGTTGAAAGTTTGGCTGTAGATGGTAACAAAGTTACTGTTGATAAGTATGTATCTGCTCGTATCCCAGAGGCAAGAAAAGATGAAGCTTTTTCTTTTCTTCGCACTTGTGGTGAAGGAGATATTATTAAGAATGAAGTCGTGGTTGGCTTTAACATGGGACAAGACAATGTCGCGGGAGCCGTGGTTGATGATCTTACAAAGCAAGGTTTAAACCCAGTGAAGAAAACTCATGTACATCCAATGACTTTAAAGACTTGGGTTAAGAATAGAATTGAAAACGGTAAAGATATTGATTTTGATTTATTCGGGGTATACCAAGGTAATCGTGCAAAAATAAAGGGAGGTCAATAATGAACCAAGTAGCACAAAAAAAGACCACTGAAGTTGTAGTATCAGAACTTGACAAAATGCTTGAAGAGGATTCTGGTGCAGGTCTTGAAAACTTTACAACTGATGATATGCAAATTCCTTTTGTTAGGATATTGCAGGCTTTGTCGCCACAATTAAATAAGCAAGATAGCTTATACATTAAAGGTGCAGAACAAGGCGATATTTTTAATACTGTAAGTCAAGAGATTTACAAAGCCGATGAAGGAGTAACCATTGTTCCGTGTTATTTTGAAAAGAAATTTTTGGAATTTGCACTTCGTTCAACAGGTGGTGGTTTTATTAAAGAATTGTCTCCAACAGACAAGGACATTAATTTAACTAACCGTGAAGGTACGATTGAAATGTTACCGAGTGGTAATGAGTTAGTAAGGACTCATCAGCATTTGGTCATTGCAAAAGGATCAGATGGTCAGAGTGCTCCAGCAGTTCTTGATATGAAGAAAACACAGTTGAAAGTGTCAAGAAGATGGAATACATTAAAGAATGGTATTCGTTTGCCAAGCGGTAAACCAATGCCTATTTATGGCACGGCTTGGAAATTAAGTACAGTTTCTGAGAGTAATGATCAAGGAACTTGGTATAACTATAAGTTAGACCGAATACCTGAAATTACATCTGATATAGAAGAGATGATGCTAGAGGCTCGTACTATGTATCAGAGTGTAAGAAAAGGGGATATTAAAATGGCTGCTGCTTCTGCTGATGAAATGGCAGAAAAAGCTAACGATGAAGTGCCGTTTTAATAATTAAAGTTGAGCCGTATAAAATTCCTCCATTTATACGGCTCTTATTTTTTGGGGTGAAGAGTGAATTTAGCAGAAGAATTATTGAAAATATTTGAAGGTTTTAGTTCTGCTCATGGGCAGACAGAAGTTTCAAATCAAAGAATGAATGGCAAACAGAAAGCCAAATCATTTATTGTCAGACAACCACTTACACTAGAATTAATGCAAGGTCATGTAGACGGCAAAAAAGGTGTCGGTGCTATACCTATAAATAAAGAGAACAAGTGCAAATTTGGTGCTCTTGACATAGACCAATATCCCTTGGATCATAATGCTCTTGTTGTTAAATTGAAAGAACTCAAGATTCCATGTGTCGTGTGCCGTAGTAAAAGTGGCGGTGCACATATATTTTTCTTTTTTAAGGAGTGGATGAATGCAGGTGATTTTAGAGACAAGGCTGCAGAAGTTGCTGCGGGACTGGGTCATGGTCGTTGCGAGATATTCCCAAAACAAGAACAAGTTTTGGTGGAGCGTGGGGACATTGGTAATTTTATCAATCTTCCTTATTTTGATCATACTCAAACCCTCAGATACGCGGTCATTCAAACAGAAGATGGATTCGTTGAAGCTACACTTGAACAATTCATTGAGGAAGTAAAAACTCAAACATGTTCCCCAAATGATTTTATGCAAATACCTATTGGTGGACCTGTAAATTTATTTCCAGGATATGTTCCTTGCCTTCGTGCCCTTTTAAGTATAGGAGTGCACGAGGGTCAAAGGAATAAAACGGCATTTCAATTGGGTGTGTTTTTACAAAAATCTGCACCTAATAATTGGAAAGCAAAATTAGAAGAATTAAATGTAAAACATTTTAATCCCCCTTTACCAGCGTCAGAGATTGTTACAATACAATCTACATTAGAGAAAAAAGAATATCAGTATCTTTGTAAAGAAGAACCTATGCCTTCACATTGTAATCAAGGTATATGTAGAGGATTAAAACATGGTATAGGAACAACATCTATGCCTACGATTAGTGGACTTTCAGTAATATTATCAGAGCCAAGACTTTGGTTTTTAGATATAGATGGCAGACGATTAGAATTAACAACAGAAGAATTACAGACTCCAAGATTATTTCAAAGGGCATGTATGGAGCAATTAAACTTTATGCCACCAAAATTAAAAGACTCTTTGTGGGAAGAGCAAGTCAACACATTATTAGAAAATTGTAACGAAATAAATGTTCCAGAGGAATTAACTTACAAAGGGCAGTTTATGTCTTTGCTTGAGTTGTATTGCACAGGTAGAGTTCAAGCACAAAGTTTTGAAGAGGTTGTATTAGGTAAACCATATACAGATGTTGAAGAAGGTAAAACTTATTTTCGTTTAGAATCTTTGATAGATTTTTTGAGAAGTAGAAAATTTGATAGTTATACAAGAGCACAAGTACAAGAGAGAATAAAAGAGATAAATAAAGGGGATAGTTCTATAGTAAAAAATTTTCAAACATCACAAGGTAAATGGAAAGCCATGAGAGTTTGGTGGATACCAGAGTTTGGGTCAGAGGTAGAGGTAAAATCTGTTGATATAAAGGAAGAAGAGATACCTTTTTAATGGTTGGTAGATGGGCAAAAAAAAGTAGAATTTTAAGGGAATATAATGACAAAATAAAATTGTCTAGGGGTTGTGAAATGTGTGGATATGACAAAGAGGCTATACATTTGCAGTGGCATCATGTAGATCCTAGTACAAAATATAAAGCAGTTGCAGAAATAATTAGCGAAGACAGAAATTTAGATACGTTAAATAAAGAAATAGAAAAATGTATATGTGTTTGTAAAGCATGTCACGGAAAGTTAGAGATGGAAAAATGAGTGAGACAACTATATTTGGGCCGCCAGGAACAGGTAAAACAACAAAACTTATAGATATAGTTAAGAATAGAATATCTGAAGGGGTAGACCCTAAAAGAATTGGTTTCTTTTCTTTTAGTAAAAAGGCAGCGACAGAGGCAAGGGATCGTGCTTCTGTGGAGTTGGGTTTAGATACAAAAGATATGGTTTATTTTAGAACTTTACATTCACTTGCATTTCAGTGGTTGGGTTTAAATTCACAAAGTGTTTTTAAAGGATCTGATTATAACGAACTTGGTAGACTTGTTGGTTTAGATTTTAGAACTTCTCAAACATTAAATATAGAAGAGGGACCTTTATTTAGTGTTGGTGCAGGTGGTGATAAATACATGGCTATTATTCAAATGGCTAGGGTAAAACAAATAACAACAGAAGAACAATATGTTAAAGGATGGGATTACGATTTACATTGGCAACAATTAAAGGTTTTAGACAAGGCTTATTCTGATTATAAGAGAGTAAAGGGCAAGTATGATTTTGTTGATATGATAGAAAAATTTATAGCAGAAGGTACAAGTCCAGAGTTTGATTTGTTAATTGTAGATGAAGCACAAGATTTAGCACCATTACAATGGAGTATGGTTAAAAAAGTTTTAGTTCCTAACTCTAAAGAAATTTATTATGCGGGTGATGATGATCAAGCAATATATTCTTGGATGGGTGTAGATGTAGGTCAGTTTTTAAATGCAAGTAAAGATAAGATGATTTTAAAAAAATCCTATCGTGTTCCAGAAGTTGTGCATGGTATGGCAGATTCTCTTATAAAAAAAGTTAGAACCAGAGAAAATAAAAAATGGCAACCCCTAAAACAAAAAGGGTTTATTACATGGTATAGGGATATACTAGATGTAGACTTATCAAGTGGCGAATGGTTAATACTTGCGAGAACAAATTATATTGTAAACAAGGTATGTCTCCAATTAAAAGAGGATGGTCATCTTTTTTGGAGAGAGGGCACTGGTTGGTCTATTTCCCCAAATGTTTTAAATGCAATAGAGGTATGGCTTAAACTATGCAAGAAAGAGACTTTGACTTCAGAACAATTAAAAACTTTTTCAAAATTAATAGATCCAAACATTATAACAAAATCAGGCAGAAAGATTATGGCTACTTTAGAGTTAGAACAAACCTATACTCTTCAAGACATTATAAGCAAATGCAATTTACAAGCGACATCGGAAACACCTTGGCAAAATGTTTTGAAAGTATCGGAGCAGGAAGTGGCTTACATAACTTCGGTGAGGAGACGGGGGGAGAAGATTCTGACGGCTGCTCCTAGGGTTCGTGTTTCTACAATTCATAAAGCTAAAGGTGGAGAAGCTGATAATGTGGCTCTTCTTTTAGACTCAACAAAAGCATGTGCAGACAATTGGGATCAAGATTCAGAGTACCGAGTATTCTATGTAGGAATGACTCGTGCTAAAAAGTCCTTGCATCTTATTGAATCTACTGCACAATATAGGTTTGAATTATAGGAGAAAACATGAAAAAAGATAGAGATTATTTTTTAAGCGAAGCACAAAAACTAATTAAAGGACCTAGAGCAAAAGACTATGGACCTGTAAAAAAGAACCATCAAAGAATAGCTGATATATGGACTATCTTGTTGGATAAAAAATTAAAAGAATCCATCACACCAGAGGAAGTTGTTGCTTGTATGGTTGGTGTCAAAACTGCTAGATTAGCCGAAGATATGAATAAAGATGATTCTTGGATGGACATTATAGGTTATGC